GATATTTGAATAGTTGGTGGTACAGACCCTCCACCTAATGCTGTACTAATAATTTTTATTGGACTTAATTTAATTTCACCCTTTTCATAATCAATTGTACCAACTCCATTTTTCACAATAACTGGATCATCAGGTGCATTTAACTTGAAAAGAAATACTGATCCAGTTTTTTGATCTGCATTAGGTGAATCACCAAGATATACAGTACCACTAATACCACTTACTGTGAAACCAGAAGACTTAATGTTATATCCAACAATAACACCATCTGATACTCCCTTCACACCTTTGTTCTTAAGATAGAATCTGTTACCAAAACAAATTTCATATTCTACAAACTGATTTAATGTAGGAACCAAATCCCTTCTCATTCCTACTGTAGTGATGTTTGAAGTAATTGCATTATTACTTTCATCAATTACTTTCTGATATTTACTATACTTAAATCTTGCACCAAACTTATTCAACTGTGATGACTTTGCATAGTCCTCAATATTCTTTTGAATAGTTGATGAAAGTGAATTTGCAGAAGATGCTAGATTAGTATTGTAATAAACAAAACTATCAGTTTCAAGATAAAGGTATTTCAAATCAATAATTTCTGGAAGTATTCCAGCAACAGTGTATCTCTTCAATTCTTGTTGAAGATTTCTTTTAACTGCTGATGAAAGAAATACACCATTAGTAGGTTTGATGGAAATGAATACCTTACCATATCTTGGTGGTGTCAAATCTTCTCCACCAAATGCTGATACTGATTCAGCTTCTGCATAAATGGTGGGAATAATAGTTTCATAGTCAGTAGCAGTTACTGCTCTATTCTGTGATGCATAGATCTGTGGTGCATACTTCTTAACAGAATCCACAGATTCAATAGAACTACCACCATTGGAAGTTACTACTGTACTTAACAATGATATATTATTAGTTACAGGTCTATTCAGATCATCTCTTAATTGTCCAGCAAAACTAAATGCTGATACATTATTACCAGTTGCACCATTAGAAGTAATATAACTTACAGTAACAAAATTTGGTTCTACTAACTTCTTACCAAATATCCCATCTCCAAATAAAAGTTCATATCTTTCACCCTCTGTTTCCTTAATAAAATAAGCAGGTGTATTTCCATCTACCTGATATAGACTCTTATAAAGGAAGAACTCTCTTTTGACTTGTGATGATTGTGAATTATTTACAATTACTTTGATTGAACTTACATCAATACCTGAATTAGTTAAAAGGTATCTTTGATTTGGATTTGATGAAGATACTGAAAATGTTTGTGTAATATAATTTCCTTCATAGATATCAATATTTTCAAACTCTACACTACCTGAAGATAAAACTGGTCTTGTAATATCACTTGGTACTACAAAAGTAAATATTCTATTTCCTAATGTTTTTGCACTGGTTGCAACAATACCAGCCTTCAGTGTTACTGAAGTGGCTTTACTTCCAGTCATATCAACACTGAAAGAAACCTTGGCCTTTGATGCCTTACGGGATGTAGGGACATAGCCAATATTCCTCGCAAGGGAAACTACATTCTCGCGAAGGGTAGCACTATCAAGAAACACCTCATTTGTCACCATATTGGCGTTATATGAGTTGATGTAAGTATTAAAAGCTAAAGTGTCAATAATTGTAGAGAGATTAGAACCCTCAAAGTCGTAATCAGTAAAGTTTGAGTTTGTTCTCAGATAACTTTTAATTGATTCTTTTATCTGATCAAAATCAACATTACTGAAGTTAACTAGATTTTGTGTCATTTTTATCTAGCAGGTTGTAGCACGAATGAGAGTTGTTGTTGTAATGCATCAATCCCTACAATAAAATATTGAATGGTTACATTGAATTCATTTGAATCATAGTTAGGACTTACTGAAACTTTATTCAAAGTTACTCTAGGTTCAAAACTATTGATTGAATTTTCAATTTCTGATTTTATGGATGAAGCTGTAAGTTTATCCATATTCTCAAATAATAAACCACTCACATTTGAACCAAACGTAGGATCAAAAGGCTTCTCACCAGGAATAGTAAAAACTATATTTCTAATTGAACGTGCAATTGCATTTTCATTAAAAAGTGAAATTAAATCATTATTCAGAGGATTAATCTGAAATGATGCACTCACATCCTTAAAAGCTTTACTAACTCTAGGAGAAGCCAAGTATCTACAACAATTCTGTTTTATTTATTAGAACTCTGTGAGGGGAATGGGTTCTGTTCCATACTCCCAATCATCATAGTCTTCATCATTCCGAATTCTTTCATGAAGATCCTGTTGTGTTTTGAAATCATGTTTCTTTGGTGTGAGATTGTCATTTGCAATCTCTCTTAACATCTTTGGTTCTTCCATAAGTTCTCCTTTAACTACTAGTTAATCCAGTAACCCTCCCTATGGTAATCCTCTTCTGGTATGTATCTCCACTCCTGGTCTTCTGGTAGTCCCATATGAATACCACCAGTCCAGACAGGTATCATCATAGTATTACCATGTAAGAAGTCGCTATTTCTCCTGAAATGAACTTCTATTACTTTACCATCAATCATCTCCAAATTGATCCAGGGATACTTACCTTTAAGATCTTTTAACACATCAGGGAATGGTATTCTCCAATCCACCCTTTCCCAATAATCCCACTTGTAAAGTTCATTTGAACTTCTTACTCCTCTCACTACCAGATCACTTTGACCCATAAAGTAATCAACAGATATATGTTCACCCTCAAATACTTCACACCAGAACTCAGAAGGGTGTAGATAATCAGTGTTATCCCATATCCATTCTATAGTGGCCTCACGACCCATTCCACGATAGTTTGTGATAGGCCTTACTACATATCTACCTGCTTTAGGTACATCCACTCCTGAGGGACCACAGGTGTATCCTAACTTTTTTGAAAGGATCAGTTTATCATAGACCCATAGGTCATCTACATGAATACCTTCCCATTCTTCTTTAACTTCCATAAGTCCAGATAGTAAAAAAGAGGGGTTTCCCCCTCCTACTTATTTACCTTGACCACGATAAGGTTTCCGTGCATTGTTTCGACTTGATGCTGCATACTTAGTATGCTTTCCACTACCTTGACGAGTATTCTTGGGATGGGACTCAATCATTTGAGAGCCCATCAGAGACTTTTTAACTTTAGCCATAATTTACCTCAAAAATAAAAGAAATTTATTTAAACAAATTCAACTTTTTTTACGTTTGCGAGTTGCCGCTGCTTTACGGGCTCCTGCAGTTTGTGCAGCATTTCGTGCACCATAACGTTTGTCAGGACGACCAGTAGTATTAGGACGAGGACCTTTAGTAAGACGTTGACGACCAGATGCCATTTGTTTTGTTTGAACTGAAGTTATTATAGAGTAAAAGGGGATCCATGGAAGGACCCCTGTGCCACTTGATCAGATGACCCGAGTCTTCTCATGACCAACACGAATACGAGGATCACACCAGATCTCATATCCTGCATCAATGGCATCCAAACAGAATGACACATCTTCACCACACATATCCTGAACAGCACCAGATTCAAATACTTGCATCTTAGGTGCAAACCAGGGATACTTCATCTTCTCATTTTCAAATACACCATGCTTGATCATCAACCAACCAAATCCAGCATAATCAACAGTAAATGGTTTCTTACGCTTCTGAATACCATCTACCATTTCATGATTCATTACACCACCATTATTACGGAAGTCATCCTCTTCCAACCAATGTGCTACAGAAGTGGTACGACCATCTTCAGTAGAATACCAACCTGATACAATTTCACGTTCAGTACCATCAGCACCAATTGCCATATCACATAATTGCCAGAACTTCTGACTAGTGAAAACAATATCACTATCAATCCACAATTGATAGTCATACTTCAATTTACCATCCCAGGGAATTTGATCAGGACCACGAAGAACATTTGCACCCAGACACTTACAACGTGCAAAGTTCACCATGGAACTATAATCCTGAGAAATTTGAATACTCATTCCATTCTGTACCAAATCAAAGCACAGTTGGACAAAGTTCTTCATAAAGACATAAGAACACCCACGTCCAGGAAGACAAAACACAATTGACTTACCACGCATCCGTTCCTTAATTGCGGTATAGTCCCATTCTTCTGTAGGAGTATCTTTGTTTGCAGTAGGCGAATTAGCCTTGACAGTAAAACCCTTTGCCATGAATTAATCCTCAATCAAGTCAATACAACTTTATTATACCCCATTATTTAGTTTGCTGTTACGGGTTTTTACCCGATAAAAATAAGACCCCATAAGACCTCATAAGAACCCCCCAATAAGACCCCAAACCCATCAAGACCCTCTCAGTTCCTCCACCTTTCCCCCCTCAGATGGTTCTGTAAAATTACTTAATCCACCTAAGACTACACTACCTACTATTATCCAAAACATAAAGATAAAAGGTAACATCAATGGCCCTATCACATTTGTCTGAGTCCATCTAGCAAAGGATCTGACAAATACTAAGAAAAATCCTACACGATATACTCTTCCTTCTGTCCAATATCTTTGAGAACTTCTCCTATTCTGTGTAGTCCTAATTACTCTTTCCTTGGGCATCTGTAATACTTCTCTCCTATATTTCTCAGGTACTTGAGCAGGTGTGTTGAGAGTTGTCTGAGAAACTTTTACAGACTCCCCATAACTTGGCATCTGATATATCTTCTCTAATTTCCTTCTCTGAAAACCAACCTTCGGTGATGCCTCCCAGGTCCAATCATCGTTACTCATAAACCCTCGTAGTTTCTCTATAGTATATCACAAAAATACCCTATGGCCCAAAAAACCATAGGGGAAAAATTTTATAGACCCAGACATAGATACGCAAAAAATATATGGGAAATATTTTTATGTCTATCCTATACTTTTGTAGGTTAGGCAATTGTGTTTTTTCTAAAGGGGGGGCCTTCGAAGAACATCAGATACCATCAGATACCATCAGATACCATCAGATACCTTATAGAAATCACACGCTATCACAAAATATAAGAAACCCGCTAAACATTAATTATACTGTCCGCCGGCCCTTAAGTATAAGAAACTGTGCGCCACTAAGTAACACTAACTGTGCTGTCCTTATATTATATCATATGACATATGTTTCGTCAATGATATAATGAATATGTGTGACCCTTATATTATACTCTGAAACACTGTTAGGTGTCACATAGTGTCACATCTGTTTTGTTAACATAACCTCATCAAGTCTATCCGATAGACTATTCAGTGTGTCTCTGATAACTGTTACACTGTCGTCATCAGTTGCTTCTAGTTTCTCCATAACATCCTGAAGGTCTGTTAGAACTTTAGATGCAAGGTTTGATACCCTAACCAGTCGCATATCACCTAAATGTGGATACTTTAAAGGTCTCATAGTTTTGTTAACATAATGCCCTGTATATAGGGGGGTTTTGTTAACATAACTGAAACACCAGTGACTAACAGGGTTTTCAGGTATTAGTGGTTTTTGTTGTATCTAAAAACCTTAATAGTTAGCTACTCTTTCCTCTATACTCTTCATCAGTTTAGTCACAAACTCCTTTCCTTTGGTCTCAGATAGTCTGTCATATTGCAACAACAGTGTGTCAATATGGTCTAGACACATAGTGGGAACTCTTATCCTTTCACTGGTTCCTAAGTTATTGAACTTTGGGGAATAGGGCATAATACTATAAGAAATTAAAAACTGGTAGTTGTCACATAAGACAGGAAGTCCCTCAGAGGGTTCTAGGTGACCTGTAAAGACCCTTTGAATGTCTTACAGGTGTAATGTATCACAAAGTCTTATACAGTGGTGTTGTAGGGTCTTTATGAACTAGTGTGTTCTGGGAGTATAAAACAGTGGTTCTATGTGTGTTCTTTGTTATTATATCACTGTGTGGTCCTATGTGTCAACTTGGGGGTGTGGGGATATAAAGACTTGACAGAACTTGTCTCCTTATGGTACAGTTAAAGATCACAAGACCTGAAGGCCTTTATAAGGTTTTATGAGACAAGACCTGAAGGCCTTTATAAGGTTTTATGAGACAAGACCTGAAGGCCTTAAGACCTGAAGGCCTTTATAA